AGCTTGCGCCGACTGCAATAACCGCAAGGGAAAATGCTCCGCCGAAGGCTTCCGCGCCCTGATCGACTTCCTCACCACCGGCCAAAGCATGGGACGACCGATGGGCCTCGACCCGCGCGACGTGAGCGACATCCTCACCCGTCTGGCCACCGGCGGCGAGGGTGCCAAGATGATGTGGAAGCGTCACTCGAAGGCCCGACATGGAACCTGATCGCCGCGGCTTCTACCGATGCCCCTACGTTTGCGGCGACCCAGATTGGCCCCAGCCGAAATGGAAGACAATCGCTGGCATAGAGAAGCACCTGGCCAAATGCACGCAGAACCCAGCGAACCTCCCGCCTCCCCCTCCACCGCCTCCGGTCGAAGCCTTCGGCGACTGCCCAACCTGCTCGCGCCCGGTTACCAAGGGAGAGTCTATCTGGGTCGGTCCCGCCGGTTGGGTCTGCTTCGGTTGCGCCGCAGACGAAGGCTATTGGGATTGCGCGGGTATGGAACTGGCCGGATTCGAGACGTTTGAAGCTTGACGAAAGCGCTAACAGTCTGATAGTATAGAGATATGTTTACATCGAACTTCAAAACGTCTGGCCGTCACCCCGATGCGGTCGCCATCTCCAACGGCACCAGGGGCTACGACCCTATCCGGAAGTGCCGCGCTCTCGCTCCGCCCATGTGGGCAGTCAAGCGCATCCGCGCTGGCGAGATGACCGAGGCCGAGTTCACTGAAATCTACACGAAGCAGCTCGCCGGCCTCGACGCCAAGAAGATCGCCAAGGAACTCGGAGAGAAGGCCATCCTGCTCTGCTGGGAAGGTCCAGGCGAGTTCTGCCACCGGCACCTGGCGGCGGCATGGTTCGAGAAGCAGCTTGGCGTCCCGGTGCGCGAGCTGCTCCCAGCGGCCAAAGCCGAGCCCAGACAACAGAGGTTGCTATGAACTTTCCGGAATCCGGAATGAGAATGAGAATCAGGAAGTCCGGCCCCAATCACGAGCCTTGGGAGCTATGGATTTTCGTTCCCACTGGAGCTACTACAGGCGAAGTCATCATGGCGCTACCGTTCTTCACGTTCACAGGGGCGGTGAGATATATGCCGCTACTCTGGACAGCTTATGGTGGTAAACTCCCCCCATGTTCCGCGGCTCCCTCCCCAGCTCCGTCCTCTCTATCATCCATGAAGTCGTAGAGAAGTGGCAGACCGACGACATCCGCGTGGCTTGCTCCGGCAACTTCACGATCGAACGCGACCTCCTCCACAATCCAAGTCGATAACGGCGTCTCCTACGTCTACCTACTCTCCGACTTCCCGGTTGCACCGGCCAGCTATGACAAGCTCGCGAAGCTGGTACTCTACGCCGCGCTCTCCCGCGAAGGGCAGGGAATTGCCGAAGAGATGCTCAAGCGCCGCGTCAGCGCAGTTGCGACGACCGCCTTCTCGAAGCGCCCGGTGTCGATGAAGTACCGCGGCCTGTTCCGGCTCACCAGCCGTCAGAACATCGATGCCGACGACCCGATGAATGGCTACGCGGCCGGCGGATTCATGCTGAACTATCTCGCCGACTATGGACGATGGACGCTCCAGGAGGGGCTTGCGGAATGGAAGAAGCGATTCTCGACAAAGGGCAAGCGAGCGGAACAGTAAGCACGAAGCTGGTCCAAATCGACCCGCGTAAGCTCCGCCTCCGCGAGCTGAACGCGCGCTACATGACGCACGAGCAGTTCCAGCTCCTGGTCGCCAACGTGCGCCGCGACGGATGCCTCAGCTCCGTTCCCTTCGCCTTCGGCGTCAAGGAAGCTGGCGAATGGGTCTACGAAGTCCTCTCCGGGAACCATCGCACGAAAGCCGCGATTGCCGCCGGCCTCGACGAGATCTGGGTCATGGTCACGCACGACCCGCTCACCGAGGAGCAGAAGATAGCTATTCAGCTCTCCCACAACGCCATCACCGGCCAGGACGACCCGGCAACGCTCCGCAAGCTCTACGAGCAGGTTGGAACCGTGGATCTGAAAGTCTACTGCGGCCTCGACGACCGCACGCTCGAACTGCTGGAGAAGGTGTCCCCGATCGCCTTCTCCGAGGCAGCGCTCGAGGCCAAGACCCTGACGATGTATTTCCTGCCGGACGAGCTCGAACGCGCGCAGACGATCATCGAAGGTCTCTTGAAGCAGGTAAGCGGCGACCGGACCTGGCTGCTGCGCCACGCCGAATACGACTCATGGCTCGACCTGATGGCCGCGGCTGGAGGATCCAAGGGCGTCAGCAACGCTGCTACCTCCCTGATGGTCCTGCTCGACGTGTTCAGCCGGCATCTGGACGACCTGCAGGAGTATCTGCCCGCCCGCCGCGACCGCGAATACTTCCCGCTCGCAGCCGTGTTCGGCGCCGACCGCATCCCAGCCGCAACCGCCAAGCTGCTTACCGCAGCGCTCTCCAGGCTGGTCGATTCCGGCAAGGCCCCAAACCCCTTGAAGGCGCTGGAACTACTCGCCAAGGATGCCATTGACTGAGCAGCCCGACCCTGCTACTGTTGACGAGTCGTGGTGGCTGGGCCCAGAACGTTGCCGCCACGCTACCGCGGGGGTAGCTCAGTGGTAGAGCGTCGGTCAGGTCAGCCGCAAGGTTGGCTCCAGCCCGGAGGCCGCCGGTTCGAACCCGGAACCCCGCTCCAAGATGCCTGACTGCGGCAGTAGGCGAAAGCCAAAGGCGAAGTGCCGCAGACTTCATAGAGCGCCAGCACACACCCTGGCATGAGCCTGACGAGATTCAGGCCGCCGTCGGAGACTGTCTCCGGCGGCGTTCTCGTCTGGAAGATACCTACCCCACAGGTCCACTTGCGTTAGCCGCACCACGGGCATCCTACGGCATGTTTTCCGGGCGAATCCGTTCGATTACAGAGGACTTGCGCCTCTTGCCTCCCCTTCCACTGGAAATCCACAACCACGCCCAAATGTCCACATTGACGTACTAACAATATGCTGCTATGGTCTTGGTACGAACATAAGGAGACTCACCCCATGAAGTTCATCGACACAACCGACAACGCCATCGCGGTAACCCTGGCCAAGTGGGTCCCGCTCTGCAATAGCCAGAAGGAAAAGCGCGTGCGCCTCGACTTCGAGGTTCCCCTGACAGATGAAGTGCTGGAAGTTGCCCCTCCGACCATCCTCGCCGCAGCCGATACGCTCGGAGTCCTGGCGAACGGCATTACCGAAGCCACGATCGACCTCAGCTTTGATCAATGGCTCGACGTCTTCGAGAAGAGTGACAGCAAGGTGGCGGTCATCGCCCTCGGTCAGTGCCATCTCCAGAACCTCCAGGTATTCCGTCCCACCCCGGCAGACGGCTCGCCCACGACCCGCTACCTCACCTTCTCGACCACGATCAAGCCGGACGACAAGCTGCTCATCCCCTTGGTCTGCTGGGCCACGAAGAACAATACCGAGACGTTCTACCTGCGGATGCAGGAGATCCAGCCCGAGTTCAACATGGGAGCGGGCGAGAAGATCGACTAACTTTGGTGGAGCACCCAGCGAGGACGCGCTCATGGGCGTCTCCGGGAGACAGCGGGCTCCTCGTCCAAGCTGCCACCTTACCCGAGGCCGGGACGTTACGGGCGTATCGTGCCCGGCCATTCTTTCCGGAATCCGGAATCCTATGACGACGAAGCTCAGAACCGTGCGCTCGACCAAGCTGCCTGATTTGAAGGTGGTCATCACCCCTACGCGCGCGAACGATTGGGACACCGGCTCCCAGACCGTCGTCATCGACACCCGCAACTCATCCGTCGTCCCGCACACCCGCTGCGCTCTGGAAAAGACCATTGAACCAGGTACGCACCCCGCACCGAACGAATGGTACGCCGACGTGACCATCCGCGGCTCACGCCTCCGGCTCCCGGTGGAGTTCTCAGAGGTCAGCCGATGAATGTCGCCGCCTTTCCGCTGCAATGGCCGTCTGGCTGGGAGCGCACTAAGTACCCGAGCGCCTCCCGCTTCAAGATCGGAACCGACAAGGCTCACCGGCTGGTGGAGGCCGAAGTCCAGCGCATGGATGGCACAGCCATCGTCATCTCCAGCAACGCTCCGCTCCGCGCAGACGGTAAGATGCGCATGGACCGCGACCCTCTGGACGCTGGCGTCGCCGTCTATTTCACCCGCAACGGTAAGCAGGTTGTATTCGCCTGTGACCGCTTCGACACCATCCGGGAGAACCTGACCGCCATCGGTAAGACCATCGATAGCCTTCGCGGCATCGAGCGTTGGGGAGCCTCGGACATGATGGAGCGCGCCTTCTCTGGATTCAAGGCGCTCGGCACTGGCACGCAACGCCCGTGGGGTGAGGTTCTCGACCTCGACGAAGCTACGGCCACCATCCCTCAGATTGAGGCACAGTTCAAGAGGCTCGCACGGACCCGGCACCCAGACATGAGGGGCGGCTCCCAGGCGGAGTTTCAAGAGCTCAGTGACGCTAGGCAACGGGCGTTCAACGCAAAGATTACCTGACCGCATTGCGCGGTGGGCAAAGTTCCCCTGCTACGCAGGGCGAAGGAGGCAGGACAGATGAAGAAGAAGGGCAAGAAGGAAAGGGTAGACGTTATCAAGGTTGGGGTTCACTTCGATACCTCGGAGTTCGACGCTCAGGTCGCCAAGCTCCACGCTGGCGCTCACGCAATGGAGGGTGCCGCAGAAAAGATGCAGGAGGCCGGCAAGGTCGCACTCGGCCTGGCTATCCCGCTCGGCAATGTGCGGCTATGGTCGGTGAAGTTCCGCTACCCCCTGATGGACGGGGATCGGATTCAAAACTTGACGCCGGTCAACGTGTGTGCACGGAACGTCTCGGGTGCGCTGGTGACGGCCATCTCCAAGGTCAACCGCGACATGGAAGCGAAACGTCGCGAGATCGAACACGACGACGACCTCTCGCCGAACGACAAGAAGGCGGCACTCGCGAGGGTGTTCAACGTCGATGTCGATTCCGTCGTCGATGTTCATGAGATGGATAGCGACATCACTGTTGCGCGGGTCATCCGCGAACCGGCGAATGGCGAACCGCACCAGAGCTAATCCGGAGGCGATGCGTGGTCTGCAAATGGCTCATCACGCATCGCCTTTCCACCATGCGGCGCAAGCGACCACCGGCCCACCGGCATGAGCCATGCGGCATCGGCAAGGCCAAGATCGTAGACTTCCGGGGAACGTCCCTGGCACTCTGCTCCCATCACCGCAAGGCGCTCAAGGCGCGCGGAACGAACCGGAGAAAGATTCCGGAATCCGGAAAGTTGGCACTCGAATGAGTCGAAACACGAAGATCCAATGGGCGCAAGACACGTGGAACGTAATAGCCGGATGCTCGAACGTGAGCCCTGGCTGTCGCATCTGCTATGCCCGCGGGATGAGCCACCGATTGGCGGCGATGGGGCAGAAGAAATATCAGGGCATCACCATCCTCCAGGGCTCGCACGTCGTATGGACTGGCAAAGTCAACATCGACGAAAAGACGCTGCTGGAACCGCTAACCGTCAGCGAGCCCAGAACCTACTTCGTCAACGCGATGAGCGACCTGTTCCATGAGAACCTTGGCGACGTGGCACGCGACCGCATCTGCGCGGTCATGGCGCTATGCCCTCACCATACATTCATCGTGCTGACAAAGCGTGCGAAGGACATGCACCGCTACCTTGCCAGTCACCCTATCGGCATCCATCTCGCCGCGATCGACATCACCAAGGATTGGTTGTCCGCACACCCTCGGGCATACCTGAACTTCTTCGACGACCGCCCAATCGCCGGCACGCTCGGCCCGGACGGATGGAAGGTTCGGACGACATTCCACTTCCCACTGCCGAACGTTGTGTGGGGCGTATCCACCGAGAACAAGGAGACGGCCGCAGAGCGCATCCTCTACCTGCTCCAGACTCCCGCTGCTTACCGCATGATCAGCGCGGAACCGCTGCTCGGACCACTTGACCTCGAACGGCTGGAATACAACGACGGCGAAATCGACCGCTCCGACCCGGACTTTCCCACCCAGAGCGGATTCTGCATCAACGCGCTCACCGGCGAAGCCTTCGACGATGAGAACGGCTCCCTCAGCACAGCTCCCGATGGAGAAGTCCCACTCCTGGGTAAGTTGGATTGGGTGATCGTTGGCGGTGAATCCAGCAAAACTAAGGATGTTCCTACCCCGATGGACCCAACTTGGGCGCGCGTCATCCGCGACGACTGCAAGGCTGCGAAGGTCCCATTTTTCTTCAAGCAATGGGGAGACTGGTGGCCGCACGAGCAAGGCAATTACCCTGGCTCGGAAAGTCTCATGGAACTCTGCTCGGATGAGCCAACGGAACAGTTCGCGCGCATCGGCAAGCTTCGCGCCGGCCATCTCCTCGACGGCAAGGTCCACCAGGAGATGCCGGTTCGACAGGAGGTTGCGGCATGATCGACTCCAAAGTGGAGTTCACTACAGACTACGTATGGGACAAGTCCGGTGGACTTCGTCCACGCCTCTATCTGCGCGTCCTCTGGGCGCAGTCGAACCAATCCGAGCTCGCCAAGATCAACCTTCCCGATGAAATCCGAGGCGTCCTTCTCGCTGGCTGGCAATGCTCCATCTGCAATCGGGTCACCATCTGCTCGGAGATCAACCAGCTCGCGCACGACTGCGACGAGGTCAAAGCCTATCGCGCAGCCAACCCGAAGAAGGCGCTGGTCGAAGGTGCATGGGTGCGGATTGTCTCGTCGCCAAGGCCAGAGTCGCAGAGGTTCATCGGCATGATCGGGCAGGTCCGGACGGTAGGTCCTGATCAGATAGCCGAAGTGAAATTCGACAAGCTCCAGGCGCTGCTCGTCGACGAAAGCATGGTGGAACCTTGCAGCCCGCAGATTCCGGAATCCGGAAAAGCCAGAGCCGTCCGCCACGTCCTCCAATGCTGCTGTAAGGATGGCCTGGACCTCGACCTGCTGGTCAAGGATGTCCTGCGCGCCGTCGATGGAGCGCTATAATTCCCTGTACATCACGCTAATACTTTGATAGTATTTGTATATGGAAACACCGACACAAACCGGCTGGCTCGATCCCATAATCGCCGAGCAGGTCGCCGCAGGTTCCTTCGCATCTCTTCCGGCAGATGTTCGCTCCGACGTGGCAAGCTATTCCGAGGCGGACGAAATGGAGGCTGGCCAATGACCTACGCGACCCTCCACCAATGCCTCACCGAAGCCGAGGAGCGCGTAAAGAACACGCGGCTCCCGCAACCGGCCCGGGACAGCTCCGCGGAAACCGTCCAGCTCATCCTCCAGCGCATGAAAGCGGAAGGGCTCACCCGCTCCGATCTGAAAGCCGATTACGATCGCGCCATGCTCCAGCTTTTCCGGAATCCGGAATCGAGGGCTGCATGACCTACCTCGCCATCCTCGGAATCGTCTGGCTCGCAACCTACCTCTTGCAACGCCTCGCCTGGCTCTGCGGAATGATCTGGCTCACACTCTTCGGGCGCCGCGTTCCCGTCAACCCGCCACCGCCGGGAGAGACCAAAACCGTTCTGGTCATGCCGGCCAGAACTGAACTCATCGGGAGGAAATCCGCATGATTCATCTCGCTCTGATACTCGCCCTGATGCACCCGCAGGTAGCAATTCCATGCACTCTCGCCACACCATGCGGTGAGGTATCCATGCAACACTCTCCTCCCTTGCAGACGCAGGGCGTAGTAGTCCCGCCGATGGTCGTCCCTGCCGTGACCGAGTTCTACGGCAACCCCGGCTATCAGGTGTGCGACATGGGCGCGTGTACGTGGATTGAGGCCAATCCGAAGTATGACCCACCGGGCCTCTACACGTACCAGAAGAGTCGCTTTACCTGCCTCGATAAGCGCCGCGTCCTCGTGACGACTGAGGCCGGAATCGCGCTGTGCATCCTGTTCCCCGAAGCGCAGAGCGAGTTCACTTGGCCCGATGTTTCGTACAAGATGCAGAGCGGCGGGACGGCAACAATTTCAACCGATGCACCCGTGAAGCACTGCCACATGCACAAGCACTACAAGGTGAGGACGTGCAAGGTTCACAAAGGAGAAAGCAGATGATTTTCGTTTTCGGCTCAAACAAAGACGGCCATCATGCAGGCGGCGCGGCCCGTTACGCTCACCACTCAAAGGGTGCTGTCTGGGGCGTGGGCGAAGGCTTGCAAGGTGACTCCTACGCCGTGCCTACAATGGGAACCTTTGGCGATACCTTTGAGGCCGTGCAGCAATTCAAGGACTTCGCCCGGAACCACGAAGACCTCAGTTTTCAGGTCACGCGCCTGGGCTGCGGTATTGCAGGTTTCAAGGATGCGGAGATCGCCCCGCTATTCGTAGACGCTCCCACCAACTGCCTTTTTGATGAGGCGTGGCGCGAGTACCTTCCAACCGATAAACAGTTTTGGGGAACATTCTAAGGAGATTGTCATGGCAAAGGTCTTAGTGATTCGGACGTGCAGAGCAGATGGAACGTCGCACAGTGGTTTTCAGTGGCCTACTTCCGGCCCGGTGGAGTGCCCTGATTGGGATGCTACCCCGCGCTGTGGAGGAGGTCTGCATGGGCTTCTGTGGGGTGACGGCGATTGGTCGTTACTCAATCAGTCTCACGATGCAATCTGGCAGGTAGTGGAGGTTGAGTCGGAGGCCATCGTCAAGATCGACGAGCAAAAGGTGAAGTTCCCGCGTGGCGTAGTCGTCTACAGCGGCGGTATGGCTGAAGCGGTAACGATGGTGCTCAATCATCAGCAGCATTTCAAGGATATGCTTACTGAGGTCAAGGCGAACGCCAAGAAGGGGGAGCCTACCAATATCTCCTCAGGGGACTCCAGCACGGCGGCATCCTCAGGGGACTACAGCAAGGCGGCATCCTCAGGGGACTCCAGCACGGCGGCATCCTCAGGGAACTCCAGCACGGCGGCATCCTCAGGGTACTCCAGCACGGCGGCATCCTCAGGGAACTCCAGCACGGCGGCATCCTCAGGGGACAAGACTATCGCTATGGCGGCAGGCCGTGGCTGCATTGTGCAAGCGGGGAAGGATGGATGCTTTGCGTCTGCGTACTCAGACGGCAAGCGTGACCGTATCCTAGTCGGCTACGTTGGCGAAGATGGTATCAAGCCGGATGTGGCGTACAGGATCAACGTGGACGGCAAGGGCAACGCGAAGTTCGTAGAGGCGTAGCGGACGTGCAGCGTGAAGAAAGTAGGTAAGTGATGGCATACGATCCTAACGCATGGAACTGGCAAGACACGGTGATGGCCGTTATCTGCTGGGGAACAATCCCCGCCGTATTACTATTGCGCTGGCATCTTGACCGTCAGTGGCAAAAGAAGTTTGGCGAACGCAAGCCAAGGTGAGGACGTGCAAGGTTCCGGTTACTGGAAAGGAGAAGTGATGTACGACATCTGCGACCGCTATATCGGCTATGACGAATGGTGCGACTGTTGCTCATGCAAAGCCGCTCGCGTCCAAGCCGAGATTCAGCGCAAAGCCGAACGCCAGAGAGCGCATGAAGCCGCCGTTGTGAAACAGAAAAGCGTCCTGAAGCCCATCGACCGCAGCAACATTCAACCGCGCAATATATAGACACCCACGCACCACCAACCAGAAAGGCACACCATGAACACCGAATTGGACCAACGTCTCGCCGAAGAGCTAGAAGAGCGCACCGAGTTCTGCGACTGGATTTCCGTCTGCTGCTCTTGCTGCCCCACCAAAGCAACGCCAACCGGATGCGCGGCTCTGCCCCAAGGTAGCTGCTCTGTGACCGGAACGAAGTAAGGAAGGAAGGAAGGGAAGCCGTGAAGAAGCTACATAAACTCAGCGGGCCGTTCTACACGCATACCTATTGTGGAGTCGGGCGCGTAGGTGTGCTTCCCTATGTCAAGGGAGGTATGGAAAGCAACTTCGTCTGGAACGACACCAAAGTCACCTGCGAAACATGTAGGAAGAAGGCTGGATTGAAGTAGCCCCAACACGGCCCAGGCCGAAGGAGAAGAGCATGGCAGAGTGGATCAGCGTGAAGCGGCGCAAGCCGAAGTCGGGACAGATGGTATGGGTCGCTTGCTATCGTAACAGGCACAAGGAATACGTTGTGCATGAAGCCGTCTACAACCCGGATATCGAAGATTTTCCATTTAGCGGAGACGGGCCAAGCGTTCGATATTGGATGCCACGCGAAGACAAACCAGCCCCGCCGAAGTTTAGGAAGGAGAGCAGAGATGGCAGTTTGGATTGACGTAAAGGATCGTATACCGGAGTGCAGCGGTGCGGTGCTCGTATGGGAGCCGGAACGTCAGAACGAGTTTACGGCTTATTGGCGAAATTGCATCTGTCGCCATTGCCCCGGACACTGGTACTTCTTCGGTTCACCCGGCACGGACGAAATTATGCAGGAGATTACCCACTGGCAGCCGTTGCCCGATCCTCCAGCCACTCCCCGGAAGGAGACACATGGACAGTAAGCTAAAGGAACTCGCATTGAAGGCCAATCAAGATGAGTGGTTTTCTGGTTACGACGAGGAAAAGGATGATGCCTTTGTCTACACCAAGCTGCCGCTCGAAAAGGCTGGCCCGAACGCAATCCACGTTCTCTTCAATTCAGATTGGGGAACGGAGGAAGACGCAGCCTACATCGCCGCCGCCAACCCCGCAGCCGTGCTTAACCTCATCACGCGGCTGGAGAAGGCCGAAGAGTTGCTAGGCGGATGTGTGATACAAAGCGACTGCGACGGTGAGTGTGGCGACCCCGCGAATTGCGCTCACGCTGAGGCGAAGGCATTTCTGGAGGCAGAGCGATGAACGACACACTGAAGCCACTCCCATCCAAAGTCCTGTTGAGCGCCGCATTGGATGAGATGATTGCCGACCGTGACGCATGGAAGGATCGTCACGCTGCATTGGAACTCGACCGCGACAGGTGTCTGGAAGAGGCTCTTGAATGGAAGGCCCGCGCAGAGAAATACGAAGAGAAGAACGCGGCCTTGCGTGAATCAGCCAAGATTGCTGCTGCTGAGGTCGCGGCAACGCTTGAGTTCATGGCCTCACACAAGGGATGGGTCAACTGGTGGGCGGACGGTTTTCTAGGTGAAGAGGTTGCCAGCAACGCCAAGCAGAATTGGGCAACACTGGGAGAATTCCTTAAGCAGTCAGGGAAGGGCGTTGAGTTCATCAAAAGACTGGAGAAGGCTGAAGAATCAGCCAAAGCAGCCGAGCGCAAGGGGATGGAGAAGGCGATTGAGATTGCGCGCGGAGCCTGGACTTCTGCCGCAAAGAAGTACCCATTCTTTTGCAACTTTCCAGACATTGAAGCGGCCATACGCGCCGCAATGGAGGAGTAGACATGCCAGCAGATAACATGGACGAGTACGAAGATGCAGACCCGATTCCTGAGCCTTCCTACGTTCCCCCGCAGACCGCCGCAAGTGCGTGACGTGCCCACACCCTCAGCACAGCGGCCCGTGCACAGACCCTATGTGCCTTTGCACCCGCTACCCTGAATTGCACGAAGGGGAAGCCACACCTTCAGCGGCTCCCCGGGGCTGGCCGATTGAGCTTGCACCCAACCCCCCTCCAGGCCCATACTCTATCCCATGCCGAGTCTCGCCCCAGATGCCCTAAAACCATGGGACATGCAGGAAAATGAAAGCGCCCAAGCCTTCGAGGCCTTTCTCGCCTACCGGGATCTCGGCGCCGAGCGTTCTATACCCAAGGCTGCGGCAAAGCTGAGGGACGGACAGGGGAAGAGCGATACCCTGCTCGAACAGTGGTCCAGCAAGCATGGCTGGGTCCGCCGCTGCTCCGCATGGGACCGCCATCAGAACCGCGTAATCAACGAAGAAGTCCTCAACGGCACGGCCGAGATGCGCCGCCGCCAGGCATCCCTCGGCATCGCCTTCCAGAACCGAGCGGTCAACGCCCTGCGCAAGCTCACAGACGCCGACCTCGACAAGATGAGCGTCCAGCAGTTGATGGCGCTGGGCAAGGTCGGCTCCGACATGGAAGCCCGGGCCCGGACGGTCAAGCCGGAGGAGATCGAGTCCCACGAGCGGTACGACACGCCGATGTTCACGATTGAGTTCCTGCCGGCCAAGCCGCCAACGATGGTCCTGGTACGGATGCCGAACGGGGTGAGCGGCTACATCCCAGAGGACGCGCTGCCGCAGTTCAAGATCGATCACCCGGAGGGGACGGTGGTAATCGCATGATCCCGCCGCACTTCGACCGCCCACCCTTAGTCCAGGTCTACCAGGCCGCAGATGACCCCTTCTCCCACTATGGCGGGCACATCGCGGAGATCGACTGCTTCGTCAAGTATGGCGGCTCCATGCTCCCGCCAGTCCGGGCCAACCGGATTCAGTTCCATGAGAAGCTCGCGCCTCTGTTCGAGCCACACCGGTACAAGATCCTGTACGGAGGCCGCGGTGGGGTAAAGTCCTGGTCCATAGCCCGGGCCCTGCTCATCCTCGGCCAGCAGAAGCGCCTCCGCATCCTCTGTGGTCGCGAGTTCATGAACACGATGGAGGACTCGGTACACCGGCTGCTGAAAGACCAGATCGAGCTTCTCGGCCTAAGCGACTGGTACCACGTCACCGCGAAGAGCATCACCGCACCAAACGGCACGATGTTCCGCTTCGTTGGGCTGGGCGACATGAGCACCGGCGCCAGCCGGACCAAGCTGAAATCCTTCGAGAGCTTTGACATCCTCTGGGTCGAAGAAGCAGAGAGCGTCACCGACCGCACCTGGGAAGTCATCATCCCGACCATCCGCAAGAAGGGCTCGGAGATCTGGATCAGCTACAACCCGAACCTGGCCAGCGATGCGACCTATCAGCGCTTCCATCCTGACGGCACGGGCATACCGGCCGGCGCCGCGGTGATCGAGCTGAACTGGCGAGAGAACCTCTGGTTCACCGATGAGATGCGCTTCGAGAAAGATCACGCCTTCCTCACGGACCCAGAGGCCGCAGCCCATATCTGGGACGGCCATCTCCGGATGCACGCCGACGCTTGCATCTTCAAAGACAAGTACATCGTGCATGACTTCGACACCCCGGCTGATGCCGTGTTCCACCATGGCGTCGATTGGGGCTTCGCCATCGACCCGCAGGTCATCCTCCGCTCCTACATCACCGGCAGCATTGGGGAAGAGGAACTCTGGATTGACCGGGAGGGCTGGCAGGTTGGCCTGGAGATCAACGACACGGCTGCAATGTGGGATCAGACCGTGCCCACCGCGCGCAAGTGGCCCATCAAAGCGGACAGCGCCCGTCCGGAACTCATCTCCTACATGCGTCGCCAGGGATTCAACATCGAAGCCGCTGAGAAGTGGGAGGGGTGCGTCGAGGACGGCATCGCCCATCTCCGCGCCTTCCGGAAGATCCACATCCACACCCGCTGCCGGCACACCGCCGACGAGTTCAAGCTCTACAGCTACAAGATCGACAAGGCCACCGGCCAAATCTTGCCGATGGCAGTTGACAAACACAACCATTGCCCCGATGCTGAACGCTACGCGCTCGACGGCTTTATCCAGCGCCGCGGGCTGCTGGGCATGTGGGAAAGATTGGGAGCATGAGACTTCGTGCTACCATCGCTCATCCGGAGAGTCTCGATGCCGCCGAAGCGCAGCGCAACTAAGACGAGGGATCAAGCGCTGGCCGATGAGGCCGCAACCCTCGACGCTCTCCAGACCCAGACGAGGAAACGCAAGGGCCGCTCCGCCGCTACAGGCAAGACCTTCGACAGCTTCAACAATTTCGCCGCGAAGCTCGGAGTCGGCGCTGACAACCTGCTCAGTTCGAGTACGTATGGCTTCAACCCGATCACCCGCATCCGCACGCTGCTCGAATGGATACACCGCGGGAGCTGGATAGGCGGCCTGGCGATCGATGTCGTAGCGGAGGACATGACCCGCGCGGGCGTCGACATCCTGGGCGAGCTCAAGGCCGAGGACCGCACCAAGATCGAAGAGGCCGCGACCAGCCTCGATGTCTGGGGAGCCACAGCCGACAACGTCGCATGGTCAAGACTCTATGGCGGGTGCATCGCCGTACACCTGGTCAAGGGTCAGGATTACTCGACACCGCTCAAGATCAACACCGTAGGGAAGGGCCAATACTGCGGGCAGATCGTTCTCGACCGCTGGATGGTGCGACCATCGCTGGAGGATCTGGTCACCGAGGAAGGTCCCTTCATGGGCCTCCCGAAGTTCTACACGGTCGACGCCAACGCTCCCGGGCTCCGCACGAAGAAGATTCACTACACCCGGGTCATCCGGCTGGAAGGCGTCAGGCTCCCCTACTGGCAGCGCGTCGCCGAGAACATGTGGGGCATCTCAGTTCTCGAGCGCCTCTTCGACCGCCTGGTCATCTTCGACTCAGCGACGACCGGCGCTGGGCAGTTGGTATACAAGGCCTACATCCGCACCTACGCCATCAAGGGCCTCCGCGAGATCGCCGCCGCCGGCGGCAAGGCGATGGAAGGGCTCATCAAGCAAATCGAGCTGATGCGCCAGTTCGCAAGCTCTGAGGGCATCACCCTACTCGACGCCGAGGACGAATACAAAGAAGGCGGCACGACCGCCTATACCGGCCTCGCCGACGTCCTGATGCAGTTCGCCATGCAGATCAGCGGAGCGCTGCAGGTTCCCCTGGTCCGGCTGCTCGGCCAGTCACCGGCCGGCTTGAACTCCAGCGGCGAGTCCGACCTCCGGACGTACTATGACGGCATCCTCCAGAAGCAGAACCGCCAGCTCAAGATCGGCATGACCATGACGTACCGGATGCTCGCGCAGAGCGAGGGCATCAAGGTTCCGGACGGCTTCGGTATCCAGTTCCGGTCGCTCTGGCAGTTGACCGAGAATGAGAAGAGCGAGATTGCCGAGCGCGACACCCGCACCTTCACCGACGCGGTCGAGAAGGGCGTGGTGACCCCGGTTGTCGCCATGCGCGAGATGCGTAACAGCGGAACGCGCACCGGCCGCTGGACCATGATTGCTGACCAGATGATCGAGGACGCCGAGGCGGAGGCGCAGGTTCCCACCGCGACGAAGGTCGAAGTTGCCGAAGTCAATGCCGGCGAGGAG